CGGGTTTGTCAAGCTGGCGCAACCACGCTTCATTTTCGGCAATAGCGCCTGAAATGGCATGGAAGTTAGCCAACATTTGTTCTTTTTGCTTTTCTAGTTCAGCAATACGGGCTTTTAGTTGTTCTTTCATTCTTCCTCCATTACAAAGCAAACATCTTGCCAACTCATTTTGAGCAGGCGCTCGTCATTGTGTTTGATTTCCTCAAACTTTAGGTATTCGTCTTTGTAGTCTTTGTGGAACGTACCAAATGCAATCTTGTCGCCAACGTTCAGACCTTCAGCCTCTGCGTCTGGGCCTACTGCCACCACAATGCCACGGCTGTCAGCTTCAGCTGATTGGACATATAACGTGCTTTGAATGCGCTTTTCGGGGCGCACAAGGATTTTATCTCTGAGTGGTTGCAAGTTCATTTTGCATCCTTTGCGGGGCGACCACGCTTCTTTGGAGGCTCAGAAAAAGCACCCGCCTCTTGGACGGGTAGAACATCCTCCGTTGGGACGATGGCAACTAACTCGAATTCACCGCACCATTCGGTGTGATGGCGATTCTGAAATGTGGGGTAGCGTCTGCATTGCCCCATCTGACCTATGTCATTAAAGTAAACACAAGCCTTACAATTCTGTTTAAGCATGGCAAATCCTCTTTATTTGTTGTGCCTAGAAGCCCATTCAGCCCTGCTCGGCTGTTTGGGTTTCGCCTTTTCAGCGGTACTCTGAACGGGTCTTAGTGTAGCAAATGCCGTCTGTGCGACCAGTATTGAACAGCTTGTCAGCGCCTGTCTTGTCCTCTTTACCCATGCCAACACCGCCTACGGTCTTGCCCATGCGTTCACCAGACTTGTCAGAAGATGCAGCGCCCTTTGGGGGTGTTGCGCCTGTTGTGCTTTTAGCCATTGTTGTGTCAGCTTTTCCCATGATGTTTCCTTGCAAAGAATTTATGGTTTGACTTTATGCCCAATATGGCACAATGTCAATCACCATTTTAACAGGATTTGTCATGGCTACAAATTACACCATCACCGCTGCTAAATCTAAAACTCCTAAAGAGCCAATGCACTACGAAAAAGTGTCTGAGCATCGTCAGGAAATGTCCCGCATCAAGGCTGTGGAAAAAGAATTGAAGCGCCATGAGTCTTTGGGCATGGACAAGGCTCACAAAGGCAAATGAGGCTTTGGCACTTCGGTAGGCCAACGCTCACCAAGTGCCTCAACCGTAGCAATGTGGGCTTTTAACCACATATCTTTGCGTTCGTCTTTAGACAAATGCGCCCCTTGGTCAATCTCATAATGGCATTTCAGACATAAAGCAGCCACTAGGTTGTCATCAGCCTTAATGCCTCTACCCTTGCCACCACCCCAATTTGAGTGGGCGGCTTGGATACCATACGATTCACCACAGCATTGGCAGTCTAGGTTTGCCACCATTTTCAGCAGTTTTTGGCTTCTGACGTAATTGTGTTTGGGGAACATCATCGTTTTACGCTTTTTACGGGAAAGTAATACTTGTGCATTGCCCATGCAAATAGCCAATCCCATGAGCCTTCTTCGTCTTTCAAGGTGTAACAACGTTCAGCCATTTCCAGACAGAACTGTTTGGTAGGTGCTTTTATTAACATTCAATCCCCTTGTTAGCCATCCAAGCCATTAGCCACTCAATAAACTCTGAGCCTTCTTCTTTGGTGAATTTGTGGCTTTGGAGTCCTAGCTGAACTACTCGTTCACCATCTAGACTTGGGGCTACTTTGCTTATTTTGCGGTCGGTTTCTTTAGCCCATTGGTCAATCAGTAGGCGTTTCCAGTCCTCTGGCGACCAGTCTGACCCTGCGGTTTTCATAGCTTTTGCCACCTGGTCAATCAGCGCATGAAACATATCGTTCTGGTCTGTGCTGCGTGTGGCTTTTTTAATTTCCAAACGCAGTTTATTGCCAGCTTGTAAGGTTTCTTTGATCTTGGGCCATAGGTTTTTTAAAACCATCTGGGCTTGTTCTGGGTTTTGCAATGTAACGATCATGTTTTACCCCACATAAACCATAAAACCCATGCCCAAAAAGCGCTCAAAAATATAGCAAGAACGCTATAAATTATTTTGTTGTTCATAAGCCAAGTTGTTTCAAAGCGTGTTGCAAGCCCAATAAACCACCAACCCGTTGGTCATCAATGAAGATTTGAGGCATTCCACGAACATCTGGGTAAGCAAAATAAAAGGCTTGTCGGACGCTTTCTGTGTCCATGTCGTTCTCAATAAACTTCAGCCCTTTAGACTTTAAAAGTTGTTTGGCAGCAACGCAGTTAGGACACTTAGATTTGCTATACAAAAATATATTCACGCTTGCCTCACTAAAACTTCTACCTTGGGAACTTCACCATAAACCTTTGTGGCATGAATTGACGTTATTTGAGAATCGTCTTTAAACACAATTCCATTCATTCCATCAAAAATTAACTTAATTACGTTGTCAAGGTCTGGACGTTTGGTGTGTTTTTCCAAATCTGATAAACAGGCCTCTGTGCGTTTTTTTGAGTAACTGGCTGGAACGGCAAAGGTAACGTAAATAAACGCCTCTAAAGCCCCTTCTAAGGCTTCTGAAGCACCCATTGCGGCCTTTGCCATCATTCCAACCTCAGATTCGTAGGTTTTTGTCTTTTCAGGGGTGTAAGCAACAGGAAACTTTCCCCTTGTGGAAAACCTTGGTCTGCCCTTGGCAACAGGCTCACCGTACACCGTGAACATTATTTGGATCATTTCTTGTCTTTCTGTTCGTTCATGCGTTGGCGTAGGTCATCAGCGGCAGCTTGCCCACGCCTCTGGGCTATGTGAATCAGCGTCTGTTGCCACCAGTATTGCGCTTCGCCCCTGCCCTCCTCCAAGGCTTTCTTGCGGTAGCGTTTGATCCACTCCACAGCTTCTGCGTTCCTCATAATCTCCTGTAAGTTCAAGCGCTCTTGTGATGACAAAGTGGCTAAATTGCTGGCCTTCTCTGACCCGATCAAGGATTCTGTTTGCTTCATAATGATTCACTTAGGATTCTCCAGGCTGTTGCTGCACACAATGGAACTTGTCCGTTTCCAATGGCTTTAAGTCTGTCCACCCTAGCGGCCACCCCATCAGCCACTCTACCCACGTTGGGTTCAATATTCCACCAGTCTTGTTCTTGTCTACTAAAACAACTGTTCCAAGACCCGGTGACTGTCTCTTGAACTCCGATGGACTCCCCTTCTCGTTTGAATTGTGACAAGTTGGCGTAGGAAATTTCTCTTGTCTTTTCTTTAATGCTTTTCTGCTGTTGCTCCCACCGTCTAATCCTGTTGTGTTGGGTGTGTGAAAGCTGTCCACGCCATTTGGCGACAATCCAGATTCTGTCCCTCTGATGGTTTGCTCCAACGTCCGCTGCTCCCAACACTCCCCATCTCGCATCAAACCCCATTGTGGCCAAGTCTCCGAGAACTCGTCCAAGTCCCCTAGAAGTAAGCATTGGTGAGTTTTCCACGAACACGAATCGGGGTCCCACTTCACGAATGATCCGTGCCATTTCTCGCCACATTCCGGAGCGTTCTCCTTCAATTCCAACTCCTTTTCCGGCAGCGGAAATGTCCTGACAAGGAAAGCCTCCCGATACAACTTGCACAATTCCTCTCCAAGGTCGTCCGTCAAAGGTTTGTACGTCATCCCAAATCGGGAAAGGCGGGAGAAGCCCGTCATTTTGTCGGGCGCACAATACGCTTGCGGGATATTGTTCCCATTCAACGGCACAGACTGTTCGCCATCCGAGAAGTTTCCCGCCAAGGATTCCACCGCCTGCCCCTGCGAACAAAGCGAGTTCATTAAGGTTTTGCTGATTAGCCATGACATTAAAACTCGTCCTCTGCTTGTTGCTCGTCATACCATTGCGTCACGGTCTTAGCCTTTAACTCTGGCAGCGCTTTTGGCTTTGGTTTGTAAGCAGTATTCCATTGATGAAATGAACATTTTGGTGCGTCAATTTTGACTGACCAAAGGTTTGTGCAACCAGGCACAGAGCAAAGGTTTGTGTTGCGGTCATCAGGAATTTCGTATTTGGTTGGTTTAGCAAATGTCATTTGGCATATTTCCCATCAATAATTTTGGCAAAGTTTGTGGCGTTAACAATCCACTCAAGGTCAGGCAACCATGTTCTGTCTTTAGTTTGAAAGCCAGTCGCCAGTTTTGTGTCGTTGGCAATGTAAGCAAAAAATGAATCCCACCACTTCAAACCATCTTGCATGGTTTTGTAACCTTCAGGCGAATAATTTGATGGCTTGGCTGCTTGCTTCCAACGCTGTCTGAGATTGGCCTGTCGTGATCCTTCCCAAACCCTTGGTTGAGATAGGTTGGACAAATGCTTTTTGTAAAGAATCAAAATTTCTTTGTGTGGGCAGTCGGGCAGACCCTCTGCCGACAAAGATGCGTAAGCATCTAAATCTTGGGTTATGGGTAATGTGTCTTGTGTTATGGGTAATGGGTTATGTGTAGCATTGCCTTCGGATTGCGTTTGCAATGCGTTCGCATCCTTTTTACCCCATCTAGCTTTTGCACTTGCACTAGCCTTTTCACTCTTGTCACCCGCCTTGGCAATCTCTTTATTTGCCCTGTGATGAACCCATCCATTCGCTATGCGCTCAAAATATTCTAGCAATACATTCGCAATGCAATCGGTATGCGAACGCATACGAATTTGTCTTGCAACCTCGTTTATTTCAAGCGGTATTGGTGTTTCGTGAAGATAGTACCAATCAAGCAAACGCCTGTAAGCCAAATCTTCCATTTCGGAAAGGTGTGAAGTGTGACTTTGGTAGTCACCAATATTGAACTGGTAATAAAACATAGCTCGCCTTTTAAAAACACCCCCTAAGAAGAAACTGCGGCAGGAGAGGGAGGAACTCTTTTCAGTTGGGTAATTAGTCCAACCTAGCCGTGTTTCAAACAATCTTAATCCATAAACCATTCGGGACGCAACAACTTTAATTGCCACACCCTAGCTTGAGGCACAGTTTTCCATTGGGAAACAGCCGCCTGGCTTATGCCCAACAGTTTGGCAAGCTCATCCTGTGAGCCTGCTAGTGCAATAAACTTGTTTTTATCCATAAGCCACATTATACACATTTGCATAAAAGCAACATAAGGGTTTGTCCCTACAAAATAATTTGAAATAGTTGTTGACTTACCCATAAGACCGCTTATAATTACACCATGCCCTGAACTTCTTGGGGTCTATTTAGGAGAAATCAAGATGACACGTTTAATTATCAAATCAGCAATGGCAATCGATGAGTTAGCTAACACGCTTCAACAAATTGCCCGTGACGATAACAAAGCAGTTAACGATTACACAGACGCTGAAATCGTGCATGAAGCTAAATATGTTCTTAGCTGCTTTCATGAAGATGGTCACTTAAACAATGAAGATTACATTGGCGAGAATGGCCCTGACCAACGCAAGTGGGCTGTTAGCCAAGTTCGCAAGCTGAACACATTTATCAGCAAGTTTGCTTGAGGATCACATCATGCAAGCAACTCAACTCCAACACAGCTTTGAAAATGTCGTGTCCTACGACAACGGTAAAACTGTTGAAACCGTAACAGTCGGCTACGACTATTTGCCAGAAGAAATCAATTACCCCTACGCACCAGACTATGCAGAAGTCTTTGATGTGTTTGTTTTTGATCAACAGGGCAAGCACATCACTTATGACATTCCCCAAGACGAATACAACCGCTTGATGCAAGAAGCCAAATCACACTTTTCTTTGGAGGCCGTATGAAACAAAAAATTATCACCACATTGATTGAATGTGTTTTGGCAATCGTCATCTTTGGCGGTTGGGGCGTAATGTTGGCATGGAGGGGTTGATCATGATTGAACACATTAAAGAATACTGGCGCTTGCCATCAGCTAAAGAACTGGCTGCAAAAGAATTGGAACAAGCCCAACGCAAGCTGTTAGAGGCTCTCAGCGCACAGGAATATGCAAGACGCATGGCTGACTATCACTCAGACCGAATCAAACGCCTCACGGCTTATTTAAAGGAAGAATAATGAAAGTCTATCAAGCAATCAACGCCATTCAATCAGACTTAGCTAAGACTGGTATTGAAAAAAACCGTAGAAACCAACAAGGTAGTGGTTATAACTTTCGTGGCATTGATGATGTCTATAACGCTATTGCACCTTTATTGGCTACCCATAAATTGTGCATTTTGCCTCGTATGTTGTCACGCCATTGCGATGAACGATTGTCAAAAAGTGGCGGCTCATTGTTTTATGTAACTGTTGAAGCTGAATTTGATTTTGTCAGTTCTGAAGATGGAACAAAACATACAGTAAAAACATTTGGTGAAGCAATGGACAGCGGTGACAAAGCAACCAATAAAGCTATGTCAGCCGCTTACAAATATGCTGCATTCCAAGCGTTTGCAATTCCCACAGAGGGCGACAATGATTCTGATGCACAAACTCATTTTGTTGCGCCATCAAATATTGAGCCAGACAGCATGATTGCATTGTTTGATGCCATTCACAATGCCAAAACGCAAGATGAACTTAAAGTGGCCTACAAAATAGCTTACTCAGCTTGTGATGGTGACAAGGCTTGGCAACTCAAAGTGATTGCCGCCAAAGATGAAGCAAAGGCAAAATTGTAATGTGGCCTTTCCCACCATACCCAAACCCAAAGGACAAGGGGACAAAGCGCCCCAAGTTCAACCCTGATAACTATGAGGACGCACCACTATGAACAAAGAAATTACATTGCTTGATTATTTTGCTGGTCGTGCATTGCCAATCATCATGGCAGACCAAGTTAATAACTACAACAGAAACATAGCAACTGACTCAACAGAAAAAGATTTTGAACGTGTTGCTTTTAATGCTTACAACATGGCTTCTGTCATGCTTAAAACAAAAAAAATATTTGAAAAATCAATTGGCAACGATTCAATAATTATCAAAAAGATTGATCATTTGTCTTTGTCAACTAGAGTAAAAAATTGTTTGCGTGCTGAAGGTATTTATACATTGCATGATTTGTTGCAATACCCAAGAATAAAAGTGGCAAAGATTCCAAACATGGGTAGGCAATCAATGATGGAACTTGAATTCTATTTAGAAACACATAATTTGGAGTTAAAAAATGATTGAAATGATGGATCAAGGATCGGAGGCTTGGTTTCAAGTTCGTGTCGGCAAGGTCACAGCCTCCCGTGTTGCTGACATTCTTGCCAAGACCAAATCAGGCTATTCCACAAGTCGTGAAAACTACATGGCTCAACTTGTGTGCGAACGCCTGACAAACCAAAAGGCAGAGAGTTTTACCAACGCTGCCATGCAACACGGCACAGAAACAGAACCGTTAGCCAGAGCCGCTTATGAGGCGCTTAAAGACGTTTTAGTTGATGAAGTAGGGTTTGTGCCTCACCCATCAATTCAAATGGCTGGTGCGTCTCCTGATGGGCTTGTGGGCGATGATGGATTGATTGAATGCAAATGCCCCCAGACGAATACACATATTGAGACTTTATTAACTCAATCTGTTCCAACCAAATATTTTACGCAGATGCAATTTCAGATGGCTTGCACAGGGCGTGAATGGTGCGATTTTGTCAGCTTTGACAATCGCCTACCCGCAGAACTTCAATTGTTTGTGAAGCGAGTCCCACGGGATGATGTGTTTATCAAACAAGCAGAAGCAGAAATCGTCAAATTCATTGCTGAATTGGATGACAAGATCAACAAACTTATGAAAGTCAAGAATGTCTAAACTTTATGAAATTACCGTAGTTACAGGTAAATACACCAATAAAGACGGTCAAGAAAAATCACGTTACCAAACCATTGGCTCGGTCATTGAAACCAAGAACGGCCCAATGATGAAATTGGACATGATTCCTTTGGTTGAGGGTGGTTGGTCAGGATGGAGTTATCTCAATACACCAAAAACTAAAGAAGAATACAAAGGCTTGCCAAAGGACGATGACTTAGAGTTTTGATCAACGGGGGAAAGTGGCGCTTAAGCGGACGAAACATGAGTACCCCACCAACAAGGAGAAATCATGGACTATAAAGAAACATTTAAACGCATTTTTGCCATGCCTGAATTCCCAAGAGTTAGGGCAAATGATCCTCTCACCTCTTTTGAGGCAGCAGAATCTATCAAAGAATCAGTACCTCAACACCACCAATTGATCTTAGATTGTTTGGTAGCGCATGGGCCACTTGGCAAGGACGGGATTGCTTACTTCACACAGTTGGACAGCAACCAAGTCGCCAGGCGCTTAAACGAAATGAAAATTATGGGTTTGATTGAACTGACAGGCAACACCGTCAAATCAAACTCAGGACGCAACGAACGGGAGTGGCAAGCAAAATGACACAAACAGAAGCATTACGCCTTGCATTGGAGGCGTTGGAATTGGTAAGCATTGAGTTTGTCTGTAATGGCGCACACCATGCAAAAAAAGACAGGCATGAATGGCTTGATCCTTGTCCTATTGTTGACCGATACAAAAAAGCCATCACCGCCATTAAAGCCGCACTAGAAGCGAAGGATGAGAAAGCCAATGATGAATTGCGAAGACTGCATGACCTACTAGGTAAAGCAAATGCGCTGGCGCGTATTCGTGCTAATAAAATTGACGAATTAGAACAACGACTAACTAAGACCGAGGCGCAACTTGGGGAAGCAGTATGGAACTATGGCGAACTTAAAAGGGAGCAATTAGCGAACCAACAAAAAACTTCTGGTTCGCCAATAAATACATCAACCGCACTAGAAGCGAAGGATGAGCCTGTGGCGTGGATGAATGCGCATGACGTTGGATTTAAGAAATCTGAATTTGGAAATACACCAACTATTCCTCTCTACACCACCCCACCACAGCGCACATGGGTAGGGCTGACGGATGAGGAGCGTGGGCAAGTTTATGCAGATTGGCGATTTAATGGCGACAACTCAAGCAACTTAGAGCTTTGCCGCGCCATCGAAGCCAAACTCAAGGAGAAGAACACATGAAAGTACACCACCTTAAAGATTGGGATGCTACTGCCATGCTCACCCATGCAATAGAACGCATAGAGCCAGAGCAGTCCTGTGTTGTGTTGTTTTACGAAGATGGCGAATTAAAAACATTGTCCTCTAACGTAGACAACCAACACGCTGTATGGATGTTTGAACTAGCAAAGCTAGTCGTACTGCATCAATGTGTTGACCATTGAAGCCAAACTTAAGGAGAAGAACACATGAGTGATGGAGGAAAGGGCGACAAGCCAAGGCCATTTGATGTGGCAAATGAAGAATACGCACAGCGTTGGGATTTAATTTTTGGTAGGGACAATGAGAAAAAAAACACACCGCCAGCATTGGAAGTTGTTGAATCCGCTAACACACGCCCTGACGGGCGCAGCGATAACCGAATCCAAAGTGTTGGACAAGCTGAGAATAAGGGAACTGGCGGCAATTGAAGCCATGTCCAAAGGCAACGGCACAACCGTAGAGTGGCAAGAACTTGCCGATTTGATGAACATTTGTGAAGTAATGGGGTCTAACGGCATCGGGGCTGAAGCCCTACCCCATTGCCAACAGGCTCAAGAAGCGCTTACAGAGGCCGCTAGACGCTTTGAAAAGACAGGGCTCATGGGTTTGTCAGGATCAGGCTTAAACGCCATCAGGGAAGTCTATGAGTACCATGACCTTCAGCGTTCTAGCGTTTCCCGTAGCGTCTATGAGCAAATGATTGTCAAGACCAGAAACAGAATTAGAAGCAAATCAAAAGAAGTAGTAGAAATTAAATGACCCCAATATCAGAACCAAGGCAATTACACCCATTTAAAACTTGCACTAAATGTGACGAAAGCAAACCACCAGAGGGAGGCATTGACATGGGACAGAAATGGATTTGTCAAAACTGTTGGATCATGCGTCTTACAGGAAAGCACCTACGCCAAAACTCAGCTAAGAAATAAAGCCTTTTCAGCTTTTCTACGCTTAACCAAACCCGCCACTTCCTTACCGCCCGCTTTAGTCCAACTCATAAAGGCTTCAGCAGCGGCATCCCAATCACCACGGTTGACCTTCATGCGAATGGTTGACCGTTGGTAATTTCCTAGCCCTGCGTTGTACGCAAAAGAAACCACAGCGTCAAATTTGCTTTGATGACCAACAAGATTAGGAGAAAGTCGAAGAACACCACGTTCAAAAGAATCGATGTCCACCTTGAATAATTCAACCAGTTCCTCTTTCGTCCAAACACGATTGTCACCTTCCTTTAGTTGGTAGTCAGCCCTAATCAGCCCCGTGTAACCCTCTTTGCGGATGTTTGGTAGGTTAAGTTGATCGCTATACATTGCGTGTCCCCAACCCACCGTCCAGATCGCAGCGCTACACCGATACGGTTTGTTTCGATACCCTTCAAAGAAGTGCATCAAATCCTCACCCGCCTTGCTAACTTTCATTTCTTAGACCATGAACGTGAGCCAAACCAAAAACCAATAATGCCGCCCAACATTGCCATTTCGTCTGTGGAAAAGATAATGTCGGAAACACGAATCAGATCATCCATGTTCAGCACTAACTGTGGGTTGCTGTAAATGTAGTAAGCCAACCAAGCATTGATGGCACACAGTTCAAGAATAAAGATGTAGGTCACAGTTGGGCGAACAGTACCAATGTAACTGGCTACCCATGTGCTTGCCTTTTCCAAAATCTGTTTGTCATGGTCATAAGCCGCCACAGTCATTTCAGCGTCAGTTTGCATGGCAATCTGGTCTGTGCGGATTTCCTCCATGCGTTGTTGAGCCGCAAAGCCCGCAGCCGCCATTTGAAGTTGTAGTTCCACTTGGACACGGGCTAAAGCCAACTCATGCCGTTGATCGTCTTTGTTTTGGAAAAAATCTAGTAACTTTGGTAAGCCAGAAATTAGCAAACCACCAAGGGTTGAGAATAGTGAAAGCATTATCCTAGTCCTAAATATGAGAGAAATTTGTTAACGATCTTGTCTGATAACTCATCAGGCAAAAAGCGGAGGAAGCCGACAACGTACCAGGCGATACACATACGCACGAAAATCTTGAGAAACTGATCAAATTGCTTTTGGTACTCATTCACCGACCACACCGCATTCTGGCGCACACCTCAGATATTTCAGCAATACCCCACCCTACTGCGCCTAATAGCATGACGATCACCACAATCCCAATAGCCCACGCCATTTGCTCATCTTCAGCTTCTTTGCGTTTCTTTTCATCAGCTTTGGCTTGACGGGCTAAATGAGCATCTTCAATGTCCATTTGCTGTTGGCGTTGTTTAATCTTTGCCCAAACGTCCGCACGGCCTGTGGCCTGAAACAACAGCATCAATTCAGATTCAAACCGTTTGGCCTCATCAAGAGCCATTTCAATTTGTAAGGCAGCGCCAAGGTTGGATTTATTACCAGACCTTTTAGCCTCCACCATAGCCTTTGTTGCAACGCTCTTAGCGTCAAACATCTTGGCAATTGATGGCGCTAGACCCGCAAGGTCATTGGCGACCTTACTAGCTTTTTTGACTACGCTGATTGCACTTTGTAGTCCTTCTAGCGCTGTGATCGGGTCAATCATTTTGTCCAATGATGACTAAAGTACCCCATCAAAGTTGAAATAGCCGACACAAAGGTCATGCCCATCCAAAAGCCACCACGACCCTTGTTAGCCAACTCAATCAAAGTTTCAAGTTGGCCTTCCATTTTGTCAATCTTGGCTTCCATTGATTCAACTTTTTGCCAAAGCACACCGTACTTAACCAAATCAATGTCAGACATATTCACCACTCATATAACGTATAAGTTTTTGCAAAACATCAATGGTTGAATCGCTTTTAATCCGATTTGCTTTGTAACAAATGAATTTGACGTTACCTTTGACATAACCTTTTTCAGGAATCATTCTATCAATTGATGGAGAAAATTCCTTGTCTTTTCTAGTTCCCCAAACAAATGGAACTTTGAGAACTGGACACATTTCATCTTTAGGGTAAATTTCATACAAATACTCTAAAGTTAAATCAAAATTTACATTAAGAATTTTTGATCTTGTTTTTGCGGCAGACAAACTTCTCTTTAATCTGAATTCCAAAGGATTTCTATTTAATCGTAATGCTCTTGATCTTTTAGAGTATTCAGCAACAGTTTTCCTTTGAGGATTGGCCCTTCGTTGTTCAGCCCTTGCAAATCCAATTGATGACATTGAACATGGGTTGCACAATTTCCCAATGTTCTCTTTCCTTCTTTTTAAAGGTTTTGAACATTTGGGACATATATCATCATAAAAAGTGTCTCTTGTCATTCATATATTATTCTATGCTTTTTGTATAAATGCAAGCGAATAATACAAAGGCAAGTTTGTGCCGCCTGAACCCGCTACGTTGGACGTAAAGCCACCCGTGTTGCCGACAGCATAGGTGCTACCAGAACCCACCACAAAGCGATCACGCAAGTCTGGTGTGCCGTTAGAGCCATTGCAAAGGTAATAGCCAACAGGAATAGCACCAATAGAGCCTGACCACATGATGATGCCGCCTGATGGAATTGGGTTTGTGCTTGCCGCTGTTCCCAAGATGCCATAAAGGTTGTCGTAAGTGGCAATCTGAACATTGTCAGAGTCGGTCAAAATAAACTTGTATGAGTAACCTTCAGTCAACCAAATTTCTTGTGGGGGGCGACCACTAGTCCCCAATTGAATAGGGTTGGTGTTGGCAATCGTACCCGTAGCGGTTGTGTAAGTCGCTAATGGAGTGCTAGAACCCGCTTGGTAGGTGTAGATGTAACCACCATTTAAGGGAATGCCTGTGTTGGTAAAGAATTGGAAACCGTTACCAATAGGGGAAAGATTGACAGCCATTTTATTTTCCTAAGTCTGAAAGTTTTGTACCCGCACCAGGCTTTAAAGATTCTTTGGTTTGCTTTGCAGCGGCTCTGTTAGCAAGTGCCTCACGGGTCATTGTGCCAATAGGAACAACGCCAAACCCTGCCAAGTTAGCCGTTTTCTCCAAACCGCCTTTAGCCATTTCTTTAGCACCCGCCACAAATGTGTTGGATTGGTTGACGTAGCTTCCACGGGGCTGTGCTTGGGTGTATCTAGCCACATTGCCCAAAGCCCTAAGTTGTTGGGCAGTTTCACCATCAACCAACTCCAACAGTTTAGGGTCAAGCTGTTGTAAGGCTTTGTTATATCCCGCTTGGCTAAAGTTACCATTGTTGTCAATGACACCCGCTTTGTTTTTAAGCCAGTTCACCACAGCGGCAGACACGGCTTGATGGCCTTCTGAGCCTTTACCAAGCTGTTGCGTCAAGGCTTCCAAATCACGTTTGTTGCCACTAATGATGTACTTATTGATAAACTTATCAGGCGCTACATCATTGACCGCAGCGTCATAGGCGGGGTCTTTCTTGAGCAAATCAAACCTAGCCTTGGCAGCGCTTCTAGCCTCGTTTGCCAATGGTTTAAGGTTTTCTGCCTCACCAGACAACGGCAAGTCCTCTAAAGCCTGTCTAACAAGGCTTGATGCAGTTTTGGCATTGCCATCGCCTGAACGCTCTGCCTTACGCATTTCTGAAGCCAAGTTTGTTCGCATGGCCTCAAATTGCTCAAAGGTCATTTTCTCGCCATTCTTGTAACGCTCTAACTGTTTAGCAATAGCGGGAGGCAAGAAGTCGGTCTTGAGTTTTTTGCTTAACAAGACTTCAGCATTAGCAACAAACTGTCTGCCATCAATAGGGAAGTCACCGCCCGCAGCTTCTTCAAGCGCTTTGTATTTGGCAGAAATGTCAGCCGTTCTTGTGTCATCAAGTGCTTTGTAAGCATTGATTACAGTTTCAGCATTCTCAATGTGGTTTGTGCCATAAACGTCAGGGGCGGCTTTGTCCCGAATGGCGTTCATGTTTTCAATCAACTTGCCGTTTTGCTCATTAAAACGATTTGCCAATTCAGGGTTTTTTCCCCTCATGTTCATTTCATCAGACAGCAAATTAACATCTTGAGTGGCTTGTCCACGGGTCAGGCGTACAGGCACAGGCAACGTATCGGCCTCAACATGGCGCTCAAAGGCGGGCATATTGATCTGGTTGACAGGCACAGACTTCAATTCGTTTTGTAACTCAGGGCTTGCTTTAGCCAACAAAGCATTAACAGTCGCTTGGTCTGTCGTAGCCGCAGCGCCCGCACTTTGCATCCCACCTTTGGCTTGGAATTGCTGTTGCATTTGTTGCGGTGCGCCACCACGAATCTCATTGCCCCATTGTTGAATTGTCCCTTTGGGTTGTTGCATTGCGGGTTTAGCCAATGGTGCAAACCCCATTACTTCAGGAACGCCAACGGGGGGTAACTTACTAGCTTCAAATGCTTTTTGTAGGTCTTGCACATATTGCTGACCTTGTGCTGTGCGGGGTTGGTATGTGCCACCCTCTTGAAGCCTACGGGCCATGTCTTGACCCGCTTTGATGCCTTCTTGAGTGCCGTATTTACCGCTTGTCATTGTGCCGACAATGCCACCAAGGGCGCTTACAGGGGCGGCAATGCTTCCCGACAAAGCGGTCAAACCCGCCTCACCCGCACCAACAATTTTCTCGCCTAAATCCTGTTTGCCTTCTTGGAACTTTTTAAAGAACTGAGCCGCCAAAGGCAATTCAGATTTCTTTTCAACTTTCTTTTCTTCTTGAGTTTTGGCAGCGGGCGTTGTTTCCCACAAATCAGCCAAAGTCTGACCCGATTCTTGTGTTGGTTGTTGCGTTGGCTGTGGGTTACGGGCTACTTTGCCACCCATCTCACGGGTCAAAGCATCAATGTCACGTTGCGCCCTTGCATCGCCAGATTGCAGACGTTGTTGAGCATCTGCCATTTCTTGTTGCAGAACTGCTAAACGATCAGCTTGCCGTTTGTCCTTAGTAGGCGTTGACGGTGTTGCCGTTGCGGGGGCGGCATCCCATAGTTCTGCAAGACTAGCCATTATTTAATAATCCCCAACATCTTTGCTTGCTTAATCTTCTTGCTCATTTCCTCAATGTCTTGTTTAGACATAGAAGCCTTGAGTTTGGCGACCTGTTCAGGGGTCATTTCTTGGAAGATTCTTGGATCAGCAAACTGGTTAAACAATTGCGATTTCTCTTGATACTTTACAGGATCATTGCGGAATTGTCCCAAATACTCAGCACGTTTTTCACGCAATCTTTCAGCACCAATCATTTGGTCTGAAACTTCCTTGATAGCCGCCAAGGTCATTTTGTTGCTTGGGTTAGCAATCTCAGCCATTGCCCTAGCCGCATCAGTATTGCCACCCGCCAAGGCCAACAGTCGTGTGTTTTTAGCCAACTCGTCTGTGGCTGTGTTCTCAGCCGTATAAGCGTCAATGCCCGCTGCGTTAAGAATACCCGCTGCCAACTTCTTACGCTCACCACCAACGCCTGTAAACGCATCAGGGGCAAGTTTCTTAATGTTCTGAAAAATGGCAATACGGGGTTGCGCTTCCCTTGCTTCTTGGTAAGTCTTTTCCCAATCTTGATTGGCGATGGTTGTGTTAGCGCTAATCGTGCTTGCCACTTGTGGGGCAAGACCCGTAACCATTGGCGCTTGTTGTTTGGTAGCGGGTGATGGAGGAATGTAAGTAGTTCCAACAGGCAAACCATAGGGATTGCCTTCCACAGCCACTTGCGGTTGACCTGGGCCAATCGTCAAAGGTTCTGCCCGACCAGTCATGCTTATGCTTGGCGCTTGTCCTGTTGGGCTCATTGGAGTAGTGATTGTTTCTTTCAACTCACTACCCGTAGAAGTCAAGCCAACTTTAGGCGCAAACTCAGCACGTTGTTGTGGGATAGACAACAAAGATGCAGATTCAGCAAGCAAGTCTTTTGTAATGTTTGGCCCTGCATTTGCTTTACTTAGCAATTCAATCCTTGCATTGATCATGCGTTCCAATGACGGGTTGTCAGGATTGTTTTTAATCAAACCCTTATAGACTTGAATAACTTTTTGAGGATCATTAACACCCATCAATCCTAAAGAATGATCTGTGTTTCCAATAATAGTTCGCTCAGATTGAGTCAATGCTTGTTTGGCACTAGCCGCTTCAGTCTGGCTCTTATGCAATCCACTCAATGAACTGATTACATCAGCGCCTGTCAATGGGGCAATCTTTGGAATAACCGCATTGATCTTGTCCATGTCAATACGACCATTAGTTTGCCAATTTTCAGGGTTACTCATAACTTCCTGAAGTTTCAAACGCTCGTCATTCTTTTGACGCAACACTTGATTTTCAATCTGAGCCTTTTCCAAGGCCAAAGGATTCATTTGCTGTGCTTGTTGGTATTGTTGAATACCAGAAGCCATGTTCAACATATCCCCAAGGGTTTGACCTTGAGGCTTTGGGTAGTTCACGTTCATTGAGAAGTCAGCCATGATTTATCCTTATGTCGCTTTGATCATAGAGCCAAGCAACGCTGTGTTTCCAAGTGTGTTCAAAGCGTTTGCAGTATTAGCACCACCCGCCACAGCATTACCCGCCAAGGCTGATCCCAAACCCGTTGCAAGGTTAGCGGTGTTTAGACCATACGCATTTGCAGCGCCAATACCTTGACCCGCATTTGTTGTAAGGTTGCCACCATAGTTGGATGCCAAAGAACCCATGTTAGAGCCGTAATTGCTACCAAGGTTAGCCAATTGACCCGCAGATGTGCCACCAATGTTAGCCATGCCTGACAAAGTGTTGTAAATGTTTTGGCGCTGAGTGTTGAAATTGTTAAAGGCATTTTGGTAAGCATTACCCGCATAGTCTTGCGTGTAACGCTGTAAACCTTGCAAAGCGTTGCCACCCAAAGCACCACCCGCCATGTTGCCCGCACGTTGGTTTGCCATTTGGCCTTGGGCTAATTGGAATGCGTAGTTAGGCGCTAAGTTAGCGTTCAAATCGGCATTCGTAAATTGACGGGTTAGATAGTCTTGATTGTTAAGCAAGCCAGTTGAACCCGCACGACCAATGTCTTGATAGGGTTGCTGATAGCCAACTTGTTGGTTGTACAAATTCTGCATATTTGCAGAAGTATTGTTATAAATGTTGCCCAAATCTGTGCGATTAGCAGCATTCAAATTTTGAGCATTTTGGTAAGCAGTACCAAGTTGGTTGTTTGCAATAGTGCCATATTGGTTAATCAAGTTTCTAGCGTCATTGATGCCACCTTGATTAGCCGCTGTACCCGCTAAATTGCCAAGCGCAGACAAACCCAATCCTGTTGCAAGGCTAGTGCCTAAAGCTGAACCCGCACCATTGGCTAACCCTGTTCCTAGTCCTGTTGCCAAGCCTGTGCCTAATCCTGTGCCTACGCCTGTTGCTAGTCCTGTGCCAACTCCTGTGGCTAAACCGCCCAAGGCACTTCCCAATCCCGCACCTAAACCCGCGCCTGTTCCCGCGCCAAGACCCGCACCTAGTCCCGCAGCGCCAAGTCCCGCTGTTCCCGCATTTAAGCCAAGACCCGCAGAACCCGCTGTCAAGCCTGTTCCCGCACCCATGCCCGCTACACCCGCACCACCTAAAGCGCCTAAAGTGGAAAGGTTTGTGCCACCAAGAGTTGAGCCTAATGCAGCATCTGCACCAAAAGCACCCGCACCCGCATTTGCTAACTCAAAAGCACCTAAGTCGCCCATTGCAGAAGCACCCGCATTAGCTGCTTCAAAAGCAGACCCTGCGCCTGTGCCACCACCAAACAGGCCGTCAAAGCCACCACCAAGACCGCCAAACAATGCGGCAGAACCTAATAAGAATTCACCAAAACCGCTTTCAGTTTTTTGTGTTTTCCCTGTGCCTACAAACTCACCAGTTGGCGCATAGTTTTGAATGGCTGTGCCAACAGGCAATTGATCGTTAATACCACCTTGGGTTTTGTAAACAGAAACGCCTTCAATTGGGCCAATCTGTTGATTTTCGCCTGAACCAGAAATTTGGTAGTTAGGCTGTACCCATGTGTCACCAAGCAACACGGCTTGACCAGGCGGTACGGTAGCCGCAACCCTAGCAGCCACTTGACCTTCAGGAATGCCCGTAACTTGTGCCATTTGCGTTGGGGAAACTCCATAAGTTTCCATCGCTTTAGCAATTTGCGCATCACTTGGGCCTGTTGCCAAAAACTGCTGAATTTGCTGATCAGTAACACCAACAGCTTTTGAAACCAATGAATTTACTAAGTTGTCCATAATTTAGGCTCTCTCAAACATTGTAGTAAGGCACTTTGTAGGTCTGCCCATTTACGGTGACATTCATAAACCCAACAGGGTTGGCGGGAAGCGTTGCCGATCCTGTCGTGGCTGTATCAGAAGAACTGAAGTTCAACAAGTTAATAAAAAACTGTTGCCATGATCGTGTTGGACGATTAGTCGCCCCATCCAAAAACGGTGATTGTGGATAGGGGTTGACTTGTTGCGTGCTTGAAAGTCCAGGAGAAGCCATTAGTTTTCTGCCCCTTGCATTTTAAGATTTGCTGAAACAATCACAAAATTAACAGGATCGGAAACCGAAACCTCAAAAATTCTGTCACGGGCTTGACCTAATCTGCGCCAAATTGCACGATTTGTGTATTTGCCAATCCGACCAACGCTTGTCCAATGTTCATTTGACCAGGTAGAACCGCCATCATTTGACCATCTAAGCATTGCTTGCGGATTACTTGTGGTCTGCGTTGTTGGAAGTTGCTGAGTCGCCAAAATATAACGCTTTTCAGCTTCTATTGTTAATGTTGCGTCAGCCGTAATTGTATAAGTATTGCCCAAATAAATGGTGTTTGCATCTATAACAACAACAGACCCAGCTGCGCCCGTTGTCCCCACGCCTGGCTGAAATTGAATTTGCAATTCATCAAAATATTGACGTTGGAATTCTGTTACCAGGTGAGGCGCTCTGCGTAATCTGCGAATGTTCTGACCGTCATCTGTGTAATTGGTTTTGTCCAACTCATACAGCTTACCGTTTTCATAGTCGCCAATAATGACTAAACCCTGGAAAACAGCGCAGCAATTGCCACGGTGACGCTGATATGTTCCCTGGTTAGTTGTGTAGAGCCATTTGTGCCACATTTGAGTGGTTATGTCATAAGCCCAGGTCAACTCAAGTGATGGGAATGTGACAACAAAGACCTCATGGCCCTCAAGCTGGTATGTCCAGGACACAGCATCGCCAACATATTTGTTAGCCAATGTGTTTTCAACTGCATGGGTTGAAATGCGCTGCGGCACATACCCTTGCATTTGCATAATCTGCGCTTGACCACGGTTGTTGCGTGATACATAAGCAAATGAATTTCCTAAACGTGCCAGCGAAAATGGCGCAGCAATACCGTGTTGGGTTGATGTTCCAGGAATCCTTTGAAATGGAAACGGCACAGTTCCCACATCAGTCCACACCTCAGAAGAAATTTCACCCATCAAATAGACTTCACGATGGTCAACAATCAAAGCCACCAGGTCATCAGGCGCACCGTCTTTTAGTGAGTAGCTAGTGTTCGGTGAAATAGGCGACAAAAGATCACTAGCGCCCCATTGCTGAGTCGTTGGGTTGTTATAGACAAAGTAGTTGTCAATAATGTCCACGGTGTTCGCACCGCTAAACGCACCATCAGTAGAGGGCAAAACTGAGAAATTCAAGCCGTACATGGTAACGCCAACGGCTACGGTGCTTGCCACGCTTAGTGTGTAAGTGCCTGTTCCACCCGTACCAGTTCCCAAGGCCGTGATGATTGTGCCAAGCGTAACACCAGCGCCCTGGATGGTTTGACCAACGTGCAACGTGCCTGACGTAACCGCAGAAACGGTCATAACTGAGCCAGTAATAGTGGCTGTTACCACAGCACCAACAGCTGCCGAATTCATCGTCTCAGCTGCAACGGTCTGGCTTCTGTTAATTGTGTATGTACCCGCACCGCCTGTGCCTGTCCCTAAAGCCGTAATCACGGTTTCAGCCAACACTCCAATTCCAAACAAAGACTGACCAACCGCCAACGTGCCACTTGACACGCTTGAAACAGTCAATGTTGTGCCACTTGTTGATCCATAAAACACCGCAGAAGCGGGGCTTGAGATATACCAGGTGTAACGATAAGCACCGTCCACAATGTAAACATTGACCCCGTTATCTGTAATCCGCACTATTCCAGAACTGGAATTAAGTTGACCAATCACAGAGGGGACAAGATTGGCTGTCAGGGCATAAACATAAGAGCCACAAACGGCAATTAGTTGCTCACCACCTGAAACCGTGTGAATCCCACGCACCTCTTGCATATTGGGCAAGATGGCTTTGACAGTTAGTCCTGGCGTTGGATAAAGGGCAATTACCCCACGTTCACCTGGTTGTTTGGCAGGATCAATCTCAGGAAAGAAATTGATACATTCCTGCGCATCTTGATAAATGCTTGGTGCTTCGTAACTTGGGCCAACAAAACCGAAATCTGGCATGGTAGTCCCTTAAATAAAGCCGCCTGTGAGAATCCATCCAGCGTCTTTTGCTTTACCCGTCAGCAAAGCATCAGGGTAACGCGCCACTTGCAAGGGTGACATATTGGTGCGCTTGAGGGTTGCTTTAGCCTGACCCGCAAAGGTCTGAATCATCGTTATTTGCGTTGCAGAGGCTTTGCCATACATGGGCATCAAACGCTCTGCCAAACACCATCTGAGGGCCATTGAGTAGCCTTGCGGCAGCTGCAAATCCTCATACATTGAGTCATAACGGCTAAACAATGTATTGGCAAACAAATGCAGTTCGCCCTGGGAGGGGCTGGGCCAAATAAAAAGGTTGCCCGAATCAGCGCCCGGGTTGAAGTAAACCGCTTTGGGCCAAGGGCCGTTCAGCGTCTTTAAACCAATCATTTCATAGTCTTGGAGAGCCAAAACCGACATTGGATAATCCAAACCACCGCCTGTGATTGGCTGACCATTGGATGTGGTGTTCACTCGCACAAAAGCTGAATCAATGTTCAAAGGCTTTTGGTAGTAAGCGGTTATGGTTGTGGATGCAACGGTCTGAGAAATGTTAACCTGGTATGTGCCAGTCTCGTTGATGTTGCCACCAGCGCCTGTCAAAAACTGAGTAATCTTTGTGCCAGGCGTGATGCCTGTGCCACTTAGCGTTTGACCTTGAGCCAATGCACCAGAATTGATGCCAGTCACGGTTAAAACGTTGCCCGTAATTGAGCCTGTGAAAGACGCACCAATAAAGTTTAAAGTGGATGGATTAGGGCCAATTGTGTATTGAGTCTGACCAGCAATAACAGGGCAAATAATCTCTGTGACATTGAAAACCATCATGTTTTCATTTGACCATTGGTCAATCATGTCGTTCATCATTTCAAACGCATCTTTTGCTGCGTCTGGAGTAGGAGTCTCACCAGCTTCCAATGCACCAATGTCCTTTAGCGCTCTGCTAACAATGTCATAAGGCACAGCCATAGTGATTCCTTAACTTAATTTAAACGTAGGCGGCTTCCAAGGCAACGCAATTTCTTGCTGTTTTTTGACCGATTCAAGCTGCTCTAATAGCCTTGATTTTATGCTACTTACACCGTCTTGGGTAGTGCCTTCATCAATCCAATTTGCCACCATTTGCTCGGTGACTTGGGATGTTGGGATTGTTGCCTTTTCAGGATCAAAGTCCCAATATCCTTCAGTCTCAATTGTCATATCATCTTCAATCAAAGAAACAAGGTACTTAGCCTGAATAATGGCTTTCTCGTCACCCTTTAATTCGGAGATTTTCCAGACAAATCTCATGGTGCATCAGGCCATGTAACAGACCAAGGGAAACCGTCTTGAGTCGTAATGTCACGCAAGGCTTGGCGGTATGTTGCCCAAACTTGTTTGTCAACAGGTGCGTCTGCTACTTGTGTCCAATCTGATCCAGACAGCTTTTCGTTACGCTGTGTGCGTACAGAAGTAGCTTGTGCGGCATCAGTAGCGGCAATGGCATCAGCATTCATGTCAGCCACAGAATATTTTGTGTACCACTTGCCATCAATCTCTTGTACGCCATCAGCAAAAGCTGTCTGATAACGTGTAGGAGTGGCTTGTGGGCCTTCTAAGACTACATTAGCGCCCAAAGACTCTAAAACTTCGGTTGTTGTTGTTTCCCAAGACGGGCCATCATTGGCTTGTTGGTACGCACGAAATTCACTTTCGTACATGACTGCGCCTGATTCACGAATTCTAATTTGCATGATTTTTCCTTATGCAATTGCCAAATAAATGTAAGTTGCGGCATTCGTGTTGATAGCCGCCAAGATTGAAGCATTAACAGCAAAGCCTGTCGAAACTGTCGTAACAGAACCAAGCGTTGCAGTTTCTGCCGCTGTGCTGTTAAGCAACAAATATGGGTCTGTCAATGTTGTCATGCCACGGGCTGTGTCATATACATACCAATCGCCAGTTGCATCAGTACGTTTGATAAGCACAAACCTAGCACCGCCCGCACCAAAGCCACAGTTAATAGTTTGCGTTGTTCCATTTCCTGTGTATGAGCCTACTTTGGAAACACCTGCACAAGTGGCAAATAGGTAGGCGACAAATGTATTTCCGTTGCCATTCACATTTGTTCCAGCACCTAAAGAGAATTGTGTTGATGTTGGCGTTGTTGAATTCCAGTTTGCACTTGATGGGCCACTTTGTGCTGTTGTCTGGTTAAGAGACAACGAATATGTATTTCCAAGGGGAGCTGCGTAAACAATCCAAGTGCTTACAGCATTACGACTTTTCACAATCATCATCTCAGGCGCAACGCCTAAGTTATGAGTGATGTTTTGCGCACTTCCCGTCCCTGTATAGCAAACCTCATCAAAGTAGCTAGGGGCGCGTCTGAAACTGTAAATTAAGTTATTTGAAGTTGTAGCCGCATCAGCAGAGACTTGATAGCCCGTGTTATTCCAATATTGTGTTCCATTACCAATATCTTCTGCATTTGTGCCATTCGTTTGCAAATAATTGACATTGGGTGAAGATGCAACAGTAGAAACGCCACGCAACCTGTCCCACACTTCTTTCTTAAACACAACACTTCTATATGCGTGCCATTGCAAATCAACAGGAAATCCAGTTGTAATTGCAGTTCCTTGTGATGCTGTAAATGTATTTGGGCTAAACACTTTAGTCGCATCCGTAGGCACTTTCATTGGGCCTCTACGAATGGCTATGTAGATGTACTGTCCATTGCTTACAAAACCACCAGCATTGTAGTTGTACCAACCAGTTGAATTTGGATTCCACGACACATAATTAGCCGCTTCAGCATTACTTAAATTTGGACGCAAAGCATTACCACCGCCAGTAGCAGTCCAACCTCTCATGTTGTCAACAATAATCCAATCATCAACACCATTTGCCAACTTGCATAACAACCATTGAGGTTCATAACCAAGGCTAATTGTTGCGTCACCACTTGAGTTAGCAGTAAACCCACCACACGAAATCACATTGTCTGTACCAGTCAGACCAAAGCCTCCTGCGTTGTGGGCGAATAGATAGCAGACATAAGTAACACCATTGGTATTTGTTCCAGAATAATCATTTACTCTAAAACGAACATCGTTTGTGCCGTTGAACATATTTGATGCAGAGATTGATGCAGATGTTGAGTTCAACTCTAAATATGTATCGGTAGGCAACGCAACAGCACGATGGTAAACATACCAACTTGAAGTGGTGCTTGTTGCCTTAATCATCATGCAACCCGGCGCAGAACCTAACGAATGAGAAATATATCTAGAGTTAGTCCCATCACCCGTATAAGTCACAACATCAAAGAACTTTGATTGCTTGCGGAATGTCCATGAGGCGTAAGTAGTTCCGCTAGTGTTTCCTGAGCCTGCGTAATATCCAAGAGAAAAGCCATTTGAATTAAAAGCGTTGAGGTCGCCATTTCCAGCTTTTGCATTGGTAGCATTTGGGATCAAGCAATCAAAGGCAGCAAGATTCATTGTTGAATCAGCTAAAGCATGGTTTGTAGCTGCTGAACGACTTTTAATCCATACCATCCCACCGCTACCAGCAGTAGAACTAGTAAAAGGCCCATAGTTAGTTACAGAAATAGCGCTGTTATTTGTGATTGTAAAAGCATTGCTACTTGCATCGACAAAACCATTTGCTTGGCAAGTCAATAACGCAGTACCGCTAATTGCAGTCAAAGGTGTTGTGCTTGGTGTAAAGTTGCTTGTGTAAACAGCCGTGCCGTTAACAAGTCGATAATTGCTGATGTATCCATTTGTGTAATGACCACCACCAGAGCTTGCACTACCAACTGAACCAACTACAGATGTATTTGCAAATGTTCCAGAAATAGATTGTGTTGAACCAACCTGAGTTCCGTTGACAAAGAAATAGAAGTTTGACCCGCTTCTTACAAAAGCAAGGTGATACCAAGTGCTAATAGAAGGAGTCCAGTTAACTCCAACAGAAGACACAGAACTACCATCAGTTGAGTAAAAAAACGTCAACTGGTATGTGCCACCATTATTTCTAAATGTTGCAAGATATGACCAAACACCTTGCGCACCCCATTTACCACCTAATGAATACAAACTTCCGCTTGATGGTAAAGCTGAGTAATTTACCCACCCTTCAATTGTGAAATTACTAGAGCCAAGCTCCAATGCAGCATTGTCTGGAACTGTTAAATCTGAGCTACTACCTGTGAAGTATCCACTACCTCCATAGGCTGAGCCAAGAGCTATTCCATTTGAAATACCTTGTGCGGCACTATTACCTGTGTAAAGGTATGTGCTGAACACATCCTCGATGTAGTTAGGAATAGCGGCTACACCACCGCCATAAGCGTCTGCCGTGACGTTGCCAGAAGTCTGTTGTAATGGCATGGTTTACGCCTTGTATTGAGTCAATGAAGCCAAAACAGTATAGGTTGCGCTTGCGGTTTTGATAACAGCAAAGCGGTAAACGTCCAAGCCTGACGCATTACCCGCTGTTGGTGCGCCACCAATCCAACGTGTTGTCACGCCCGATGTTGTGCCATCCACTTGAACAGACGTTGCGTAATAAGCGGTAGAACTTTGAGTAGTCACCAAAGCCGCTGTCACAGATTGGTTTGTTGACAAGGCGGTATTCATTGACGTACCGCTAGAGAATGCCAAGTTCACAACAAAATTGTTGGCGGCATTGCTTGTGTAATATTGAACAGAACCCGATTGAACATAAAGATTGGTTGTGCTAGAGGGCGCAGAACCCACCACGTTGACCGTTTCAGCGCTATCCAATAGCACCGTTCCAAACGTGCTAGAAGTGCCGTTAAAGGTCTGTGTTGCAGTCCAAGTATTAGCCGCAGAAACCGATGCACCAGCCGTAGGAGTGGCAAACGCAAGCGTTCCACTACCGTTGGTCTGAAGAAATTGACCGTTTGTGCCGTCAGCAGCGGGCAATGTAAAGGTAGTAGTTGAGGCAGTATTAGGGCCAGCCAAATTGACTGCACCGCCTAATGTTGCTTGAAAAGTTAACTGTCCCATGATTTTCCTTTACGGTGCAATGATTAGCTGAGAGGCTGTTAAAGCGCCTGTGCTTGGGTTAAATTTAAGTCTAGTAGAACTGACGTATTCTGTGGTCAAGTTTCCTGTGGTCACAGAAGCAAACAATGGGTAACGTGTCGCATTGGTTGTTGTGTCATCAGTCACCGTTGCATAGGCTGTAGGAGTTGACCACACAGCGGGAGAACCCGCACCCGCAGACGTTAGCACCTGACCACTAGAACCGACAGAGCCGTTAGCCGACACAGTAGATGTGGCTGACAAAGTGGTAAACGCACCAGCTAATGGGGTTGTTCCACCAATTGCCATGTTGTTCATTGTTCCTGCTGTGGCAGGGTTGACCGTCAGCGTTCCTGTGCCTGTTGGGGCAATAGAAATGGTTGCGTTGGCGGGATTCATGTTAAATGCGCCATCAAGCGTCAAGTTAACACCACCACCACCACCCCATTGCAAAACAGAAGTACCACCGTTAGTTCGCAATGCACCACCACCAGAGCCTGAAGCATCAAAATTAGTTCCAACAAACTTTGTGCTTGCTGTGATCGTTGTGCCTGTGATCGTGTTAGCAGTCGTTCCACCAATGGCGGGAGGGCTTGACAAATCAAGAGTGCCACCAAGAGTCAAACTGCCTGAACTTGTGACCGTTCCTGACAAACTGATGCCTGAAACAGTACCCGTACCGCTGACCGATGTGACAGTTCCCGTGTAATCAGCACTCCAAGCGGGTACGCCTGAAGCCAAACGCAACACATAACCGTCAGTTCCCGCAGCCAACAATGTGGTTGTGCCACTTGATGTTTGGTAAGGAAGTGAACCCGTTGCACCACCCGCAAGGTTTGTAGCCGTTGTGGCGCTTGTGGCTGTGGCGGCATTGCCACCAATAGACAAGCTAGTTGCTGTGCCTGTAAGACCCGTTGCAGGGCCTGTAAACAAACTTGCAGTAATTGCACCCGCTGTCACGCCACCAATGGTCACGCCATCAATAGTGCCACCCGTGATCGCCACGCTAGATGCCGCTTGCGTTGACATTGTGCCAAGGCCAGAAACTTGCGTGTTTGCAATTGCAATGTTTGTGTCAGCCAACACAGTCAATTGACCTTGTGCGTTGACTGTTGCTGTCAGCGTTTTAGATGCTGAACCGTAGGCCGCAGCAGTCACGCCTGTGTTTGTGATGCTGAACTGATTGGCGGCAAGGGTTAGACCCGTTCCCGCTGTGTAAGATGCGGCAACAGAGAAGTTTGACCAAACAACCGCTGTCGTGCCAATAGTGCCACCCGCTTGGGCTGTGCAATACCATGCAGTTCCCGCATAGGTGCTTCCTTCTTCCACAAAACAGATTGCGGAAACCAACTCATTCCATGTGTCAGCATCAGGCGATCTTGACCATGCCGTAGCAGAAGCCAAGTAAATGCCGTTCTGTGAAGTTGTGGATTGGCTCTTGACCAAAACACGATCACCCGCCACCACCGTCACGCCATCAATGGCTTGCAAGCCTGACAAGGTAATGTTTGTGGTTGTAGCGCACAAAACAGGCTGTTTCCATGACAGACCCGCAGCAAAGTAATCAAGGTATGTCTTATTAACAACATCGTTACCGCTGACAGGCGCTGTTGATACAGTTGCAGTCGTAAATGCAGCAGAAGATGGTGTAGTAGCCCCAATAGTCGTGCTATTGATGGTGCTGTTTGTTATGTTTAGACCAGACTGATCTGGGTTTGGAATAGCGTAAAACGGCTGACCCTGACCAATAAAAGTCTGAAATGTGCCATCAACAGCAAAATACGCCTGAACAGGCAGTAAGTTCTGAACGTCTGAGTTTGATGGGCTTGTCATGGTTTATGCACCGTGAATGATTGCGTAATTGATCACAATGGCTTCACCCAATGCACCTGCCGTGTTGTTGTAAACGCCAATTACCGCAGAACCCGCAGCTACGTTAGCGACATAAGGCCAATAAGCGCCTGATGTTCCACCGCTTCCCACGTTAACAATCAGAACGTCTTTAGCTGACAAAGTGCTGTTTGTCAAAGTAAACAAAACCGTTGTTCCCGCAGCCAATGAAGCGTTGTTCATTGTAATCTGACCACTAGACTTATTCAAAGTCACGCCTGTGGATTTGCTTGTAGCTTGGGTTACTGTGCCTTGAGCCGTTGCGTTGTAACCAATTTCCTCAGACGCATAAACGTCTGTGCCTGTCACGGCAGCGGGGGTTGTGCCACCAATGACTGTGTTATCAATGGTTGTGCCTGTTAATGGGGGGCTGAAGTAAGCCCCACCTGGCCCGACCAAACCCACGCAAACGCCCGCTGAATTGAATTCAGCTTGCACAGGGACAAGATTTGTTGATGATGTATATGCAACAGAATTAGCGCTTGACATGGGTTTTTTCCTTTAGCTTTGATCGCCAACGGGGGTGACATAAACGATTGATGGGCCTGAACCCGAACCGATCATGCGGACATAGTAAGGACTTGCGGGGACTGCCAAGACAATTGGAACTGTCATAGAGGCGGGCAACACAAAGTTCCCTGTGGTTGAACCGCTTACGGGCAAAACAGCCGCAGCCACGTTAGCATCGCCAAGGCTCACAGCAACATAGGTAGCACCCGTGTTGATGAAAGAGGCATAGTTAACTTGGTCATTGGTGCTTGCGGTAATAAGCGTTGCAGCAGTAGAAGTAGCACCCACCGAAATGGCTGTTGTTACTCCTACGGGGCGTAATACCGTTGTATTAGACATGATTAAACAGCGTTTGAATCAAGGGGCAAATACTCAGGACGATTCACAACCACGGTATATGTACCCGCAGCGGCTGAAGCGCTAGAGCCTGTTGCATTTGTGAACTGTACGATCAGAGTGTCAGCGGCTGAAACGTAAGCATTGGCAATGCCAACACCAGTTGTTTGAGCAGCGGGAAGGGACACTTGAACTGCGTCACCGACCTTCAGGCCCGCAACGGTGACAGTCTTAGAAGCGCCAGAGGAGGCAACGGTTGTGGCTGTAAAAGTCACACCCATAACGAATGCGTTGGATATGTTTCCACGCAAAATTGTCGTTTGGAGAGCCATGATGATTCCTTTAGAGAATGATTAAATTGTAACGCCAAATAAAGAAAAAGCCACCCCTTTTAAGAGTGGCTTCTTCTCACATCACATCAGGATTTAGCTGAATGTGCTGAAGTCGTAGCCATAGACATAAACGTCCATTGTGGCGGCTGCGCCTTGTGCTGTACCAACATTCAAATACAGGTTTTGGCCTGATTGAGTGGCGGTAGAAGCAACGGTGCGCTGTGACACAACAGTTGAGCCTGTCAAGGCTGACAAAGCGGCATTTGCAACAATTGCAGTACCACCTGCGCTAGGGGCTGTAAACAGACCCGCTGCGGCAGTTGTCAAAGAAATTGAAGCGTTAGTGAAAACCACATTGCTAACAGAGTAGTTTGTGGAGTTGTTGATTGCGATAACAGCTTGATCGCCTGTGCCGTTGACGTTCACGCCAGTAGCAACACCCAACAAGCGAATTGCTTGGTTAGATGCCAAATTACTTGGGTGAATCGTTGTGGTACTTGCTGGTCCTGGATTGCTCATGATAATTCCTTAAATTAAGTTTAGAACGGGGGGCGTTAACCCCCCATTGACCATTAGGCTGCTACTCGGCAAGCCAATTCAGGGTACAGAGGCGCCCAACCGTACAGCACGTCCAAACGTGTAGGAATGGAGTCATTGTTGATGGTGTACTGACGCACAACACGCATTGACAAACCAATTTCCTTATCGCTTGCACGACCCGCAAAGTGAACACCCTCAGGCAATTCCAGATCGGCTACTGCCAATGTGAAAGCATTGCGGTGCATGATGATGTTTTGTGGGGAAACAGTACCAGTCTTGTTGAAGAAACTCACAGCGGCAGTAGATGCAGTTGTGGGGATCGACACGTTCTGGAACTGACCTGCTGTAATAACAGCGGGGCTAACCACAACAGACAAAGTGCCATCAGTACCAGACACGGCTTGCTTAACTACGAAATTACGCAGTTTGTTTGTGCCGTAGGCTTGACGGTTCTGGGGGTTGACAGCGTAAACACCTGCGATTTGGAATGTATCGCCCGCATTCAAGCTAACTGTACCAGTAGCAGTCAAAGTAATGGTGCTAGATGAAGCCCAACCAGAAGTCAGGAAACCTGAAGCGGTTGTGGTGTTGACAGTAGCAGTACCCGCAAATGAGCCAAATGTTTGGCTTACAACGTTCTGGTCCATCTTCCAGTTCATGCCCGCTGAGTCACGGCCCATCAAGCCCTTACGGTATTGCTCACCGATAGCTTCTTGAGGAACGAACAAACCCTTCAAGCTGTCAACAATAGTTGCTGATGTGAAAGGCTCAACGATGCAAGAACGACGACCGTCACGGGGTGCGCCTTCAGAGTCAAGGTATGCGCCCGCTGTCAGGTATGTGATCAAACCAGTTGGGGGTGTACCCGCTGTACCAACGATGTTGGCAGTTTGCAAGGTAGCCATAGCCATACCATCACGGTCAATCTTGTTGGCGATTGCTGCGATTGCGGGCTTCAACACACGGTCAGAGAACATATCCAAGGACAAAGCCAAGTCTTGTGTTGTGAATTGTGTGTCAACGTGGAACTGTGTGGACAAAGTAACGGGAACAGAAGTTTCGTTAAAGTCCTCAACGTTCAATGCAGGGCCAGTTGTACCGATGAAACGGCCTGGCTTACGAACGTTAACTGTGTTACCAATCTTAGCGCCTACAACAGCGAATTGGTCATCATAGTTACGGTCAACTTCCGATGTGAAAGTCAGTTCATTCTCTAAGACCATCAACGCTTCGTTAGTGATCTTGCTAATCGTCAATAAATTGTTTGACATTTTAAATTACTCCAAAAAGATTAGGTTTACCGAATTTTTCCCAATTTGCGTGCGGCTTTCCAAGCCTGATATGAACCATGAAATTCGCCATTAGCGGAAATCGGCACATCAGGTTTGCCTTGCCCACCACGAATCGGTTGAATCGGTGTTGGTGCTTTACTTCTTACAACAGGGGCTGTCTGCACAGCTTCAGGCTTTGCCTCAAACTTTGCTTCTAGTTTCCCAATCTCTCTAAGCGCTGCATTCGGTGACAAGCCTGCGATCTTTTTGGCTAGGTCATTGTTTTCAGCTAGGTGATACAGGATTTTTGGGCCTACATCACTCTCCAGAATTGCATCACGAACTGCGTTGTTAACAACTACATCACTTGATGCGACCATGTCATCAAAATCAGGCATTTCAGCTTTAGCCGCTTGAACCTTTTGCGCCCAAGATTGGATAATCTTTTGTTGCGCTTCTTGCTCTTTAGCTTGCTCAACTTGCCTATCACGTTCGGCTAGTGCTTTTTCTGTCGAATACTCGGCTAGAGCCTTCGCATACTCAAACGCATCGCTGAACTGGCTTGGTTGTGGCTCTTGATCAATGTTGACCGCCTGTTGTTGAGGCTGTCTATTTTGCTCTAGTGCCGCCAAACGCTGTTCTAAATCTAACCTTGCTTGGCGTTCCCGCTGTGCTTCTTGCCTAGCTTCTTCACGTTGCTTGGTTATCTCTGAGAACCGCTTTTCAAGTTTAGGATTTTGCTTTCGCTCACCCTCTTGGTTTGCTTCCTTTTCTGCCTCTTTCGGTTCACTCTGTTCTTCTTCAGCTACTGGCTCGGCTTCTTCAACCGCCTCAGGCTCTGAATTTGATTCAGCTAAACCTAATCTGTTTGCATAAAATTCTGCTGCATTCTCGCTTGTCAATACTTGACCCGCTTCTTTATCGGACATACGTTTCCCAACGATTTGACCCTGTGAACCTCACAGGTACGGTGTAGTTAATCTACCACAAAATCTTTTAAATTCAAATAGCCCGTTCTGTTGCCTCGGCATTGGCATCATTTAATGCGCCTTTGTCCATTTGAGCCAACACCAAAGCGATTTGTTGCTTCATTCTTTCAATCTCTAGCTTAGTCTGTGAGTTGATAACCGTGTCATTTGCTTGGCCTTCAACACGCATTTGCATTTCAACTCGGTCACTCTGTTCACGCAATTCAGCCTCATTAGCCCGTCCTGTTTCTTTCATCAGGGTGCGCTTGGTTTCGGAATCTTGACGCAATTGCTCAACATCCATGCGGTTCTTCAACAGCAAGTCTTTCGCTTGTAGTGCTTGTGTAAGTTCCTGAATCTGCTTCTGCGACATAGCCAATTGCATTTGAACTTGCGGAGGCACTTTAGACTTATCGTCAATTTGAGCCATTGGGTTGGCAGCGGCAAGGCGGTCAGCAATGATGTCAGCACCAGGCCAATCCATGTTGCGGAATACCAAGTCACCAGCTACGCCCATCAATTCAGGGGCGGCAGAAAGCAATGGAAGCATATTGTCCACAGCTTCTTGGCGCTTGCTGTTGTAGCCTGGCCCTGTTTCCATGACCACATCATATTGACCCACAGAAATGTCGTTCAACACACGACCCACAGAGTCACGTTGGTTGATCGTCAACAGTTCTGGCTTGCCATCATCACCAATGATTCGCATGACACGCTCTGTGTCGTAAATCTTAGGGATAAGGTCTAAGCAAATCTTGCCAATGTGGGCAATTGAACGTGTCAGGTTGTCGTAATAATCAAAGTTTGTCAGGTCAACTTGTTGTTGCTGACCATTGATTGCTTTGCCTGAGATATTGCCTTGACCAAGTTGTGCGGGGTCAAATATGCCCATGATGGCTTTAATATCATCATTCACACCCGCTGCTGCCGCCATAACGCCCGTTGGGGGCGGCTCTGGTTGCATACGAATTGGAGGCGGTGCGGGGCGACCATCAATGTCTGTCTGTTTGTAGCGCAAAACAGGGAATGACTTGATGTTGGCATTTGCCCAATCGCTCTCATGTCCCTCGTCTTGACCTTCAGCAAAAATCCACTTGGCTTTAGGCGCTAGTGCAACGCTTTCGGTGATGGAAGTCTGCCAAAAGTTGTACATACGCTGTGGGTCTTTGGCATAACGAATCATGCCGAACTTCTTGCGCTTGTCACCAATGACAATGTGTCTGCCGTAAACGGGGACGATTGGGATGTATTTGCCCGCCCAATCACGTTCTTCAAGAATCTCAACCGCTGTCATCTTGCAGTATTTAATTGTTTTCTTGAATGAATCACGTTGGTCAATGACCTCAATGCCATAAGCGGCAAGGCGGTTAAAGAAGTCTTTGTCATCAGCAAATGTCGCTGTGCCATCGCTCAAAAGGTACAGTTTGGCCTTTTCCCTGACTGTGTAGTAATACTCAGCAAGGCGAATGTCCTCTTTGGTGATCCACTCAGATTGTGAATCGCCTGTTCCACGTTGAGTGAAACTTGTGCCACCGTCATCAGCGTCTGGGTACAGCTTGCGGAATTCGCTCTTTAACATCATTGTTGTAATCAAACAACGGTCAGCGTCAGAGCCATCAGGCAACACAGAGTTTGGATCGTAATAAACCGTAAATGGGTTATCTATTGCGTCAATGTAGATTTCCTGATCAAACGAATCCTCAGAAACATAGTCTGTGCGGACACGCATATAGCCCCACCCCATGCGAACAGCATATTCAAATGCGTTGTCATAGGCGTGGTCAGCGTTGGAATTGACTTCAATGTGGCGAATAATGCCCTGAATGGTCTGTGCGTCCACCATGTCATCATGGGTGTTTGTCGCATGAACTTTGATTCGGGGGCGTTGCTGACGCTGTTGGTTAGACACTTGGCGGCAATAGTTATCTACCTTGTTAACCGTGATCACAGGGCGTGATTCAAGATTGCGTGAGTTTTGCAGTTCAACAGGCCATTGATCACCACCGCCAAACTTCAAATCCTCAAGGGCTTCCTGACGGTTCATTGTGTCTGCGTCATTGGCAAACTTTAAGAAGTCAATTGCTTCTTGGATTCGTGAGTCGTAATCATCAGCCATGATGTTGCCCTAAGTGATTTGGAGTCATTTTAACTCATCCATGAATGTTGACCACCATAATTTGTGTTCAGTCTTGGCCTTCTAGCCTGTCTTGGCTCATTGACCATTAGCCCAATGTACCTAAACGCATCAGCGCCATGCGAATATTGGTCATGCAAAGGCGTTTTGCTGAATTGCTTAGTGTCTGGGTCAACATCGTAACGGTAATGGCGTAGGCATTGCAAGCCCTCATGACAGTTGTCACGGTCAAACCAACAGTTCACAAAGATCGTTCGTGCCGCATTGATGGAGTCCAAAATAGGCGTTTTGGGGATGATCTTGGTTTTGTAGCCCGCAGCCCTGACAATTTCCTCAATGCTTCTGCCGTTGCCCGCTAGTGTCTTGTTCTCAGCGTCATGTGGAAGCCATAGCGTGTCGTACATATAGCCAAACGTCTGCATCTTGGCTAGGTAATCGCTCATGGTCTGCTGATTGCCCTCAATGTAGCGAATCAGGCGTGTTTCCATGCCTATGAACTGCAAGAACCAGATTGCTGTGGCATCAGACCAACCAAGGTCAAAAATTGCGTGTACGGGCTTTGTTGGGTCATAGTTGACCTTTGTGATGCGCCCATCCAACTCAGCCATTTGCATTTCTTTGGCAAAGATAGCGCCATCAACCGTCTGCCTGCATAAACCTTCCCAAACCACGTTGTAAGCCTGTGGGTCACGGAATTTGAGGGCATCTTTCTCAAGCCGTAGCGTGTCAGGAAACCAAGGGTTGTCCGACCAGTTGACTTTGGTGACGATGCAGTCATCAGGCGGGTTCAGCACAAACCGTTGGTAAGTCTCGTCTGTCTCCAATTCAGGGTTGAACGTGATCCAGATTTCTGACTTTTCCTTACGAATGGTTGGAATCAGCACATTCCATGACATTCGGCTGGTTGTCTGCGCTTCTTCAACCCAACAAATGTCCACGCCTTCATAAGACTTGACGTTAGCCACGTTGTTCTTTAAGCCCACAAAACTGAACTCAGAGCCGTTTTTGCCCTTGATGTTGGTTTGGGTGATCTCATAGAACGATGTGAGGCCAAGCGCCTCAATCTGGTCACACAACAGCTTGTGAACCGAATCCTTGATGGAGGTTTGGAACTCACGGGCGCAAAGAATGCGTAATTGATTTTGTGCTGCCTTGATTAGCAATGCTCTAGCCACACCCCAAGATTTAGCCCCACCCCGTCCACCGTAGAGGACTTTGTAGCGTGATGGCTTGAACAGGCACTCTAGCTTGAGTGGGAATTCAGCCTTTGCAATTGCTTGTGATACTTCAGACATAAATTAGTTCTTGGGCTTCCACCAAGACCCACTTCGCTTTAGCGTCTGCGTGTCCAAGACGTTACTCATTAGGCTTCACAAAGCTGACCTGGATGCCTGACAGTAAAGCAGCACCGTCTGCACCAGTAATTTCTTGTTCAGTCTTATCACGCCAACCAAGCACGTTCTTGGCTGTAAAGATGCTGAAATTAGCCTGAAAAGCGCCAGCCATTGTTCCTTCAACAAGAATAGCCTCCTGAAATTCCTTAGCTCTTTTATAGGCGTAGGAAAAATCTGGATGCTTTAGTTCACCATTCTCATTTTTAGCAACCGACCATTCGTAAAGAGTGTCTCTTGTCACCCCTATCATTGTGGCAAAACGTGCAAGAGTCGGAAACATAGTAGGCACTAACTCAAAGCCTTTTTCGTCCCCATTCTTGTCTTTCAATGGGACACGTTCAAATGGCACTTTGTCAAAATACTCAATCAGTTGATCAGAGTATTCTTCTTTGAATGATGTGGGTCTGCCACGAGGTCTTGTTTCTTCCATAGTCTTACGGCAACTGGATGCCAATCCATCGTTTAGGCACAATCTCTGGCCTTGTTTGAGTTAACCCGACCATAGTTAATGCTAATCGGCTCATCAAAGCGTAATTATTGGACTTTTTGGCTTCGTTATAGCGTTTGCCAAAAAACTTCTTTAATTTAAACAAATTGTCTTGCACATAGCCAGACTCAAAGCCTTCTCCACCTTTTGCAAGATTTGTTAAATTGTGACCTAACTTTCTAAATTCAGCTATGTAATAAATTTCAGCCTTTTTCCAATCATCTTGGGATATTTCCTCCAAAACAATTAGTTTAGGCTTTTGTTGTTTATCAATGACTTTGCGAATCCATGCACATTTATGTGAGTTTTTGCCGCTTTTGGCTTCTCTCATGTGCGCCATGTACCGCTCTTTTACGCAGTCAGCTTTACCCACATACCGAACTTCATCAGTATCTGGATCAGCCAATGCGTAAATAAAGGTCATTCTTGTGATTCTACGGGTTTGTCAAGCTGGCGCAACCACGCTTCATTTTCGGCAATAGCGCCTGAAATGGCATGGAAGTTAGCCAACATTTGTTCTTTTTGCTTTTCTAGTTCAGCAATACGGGCTTTTAGTTGTTCTTGCA